TCCATTTCTGAAGATAGACATGTTGAAAGTAGTAACAGCCGGCGGTCTGTAGATTCCCAATCTAAGATCATCGCCGAACGCAGTATATATTGTCGGAATGGCAGAATTACCATAAGACAACACAAGTGTTCCGGAGCTTATCGGTGCGATAACCTGGGTCTTCGAATTATAACAGAAGTTATAGTGACTCTGAAATGGTGCTGACACATCAACGTAATTCATGTCCGAAATCGGATACATGACCTCTCTTGCGAGTGGTCCTGTAATCGATGAGACAGAAGTATACGCATTTGCATAAGCAATAAAATCAAAGCCCTCCATTGCATCTATTATTGGAAGACCTGGTTGGGTCACATCACGATTGTAGTATGGAACAAAGAATACCTGGGGGAGGAAACCCTCTCCGTTTCGGAATACTCTGAATTTCACACCACCAGCCCATGCTGCATAAAGACCTCTCCACAAGTTCTGAGGTTGAACAGGAATGTTCAAATGATTCATAACAACACCTTCCGATGTTGTACGAGTCAGAACTGCGAATTGATCCAATGCTGCATTTGAAATTGGGATCACTCGAATATATCTGCGTCCGATCTCATGAACATCAGAAATAGTAAACTCAAACTTCTCACCAATTTCCCATTTACATGGTTTATTAGCGCGATCCGGAGTTTCTTCCATCGTCATGACTATCCTCTCAGCCTGATCCGTATTCTCACCAGTCCCACTGGGATTTACATCTTCGATCGTGTCAGTTTCAGTTGGTCCTTGGGCTTCAAACTCGATATCACTCATTGGTATATTTGGTACCATGAAGTAAAAATCTGGAGTATACACAAGAGACTCTGGTCCAGGGGTCAATCCAGGGCTCGGAGTAAATCCAAGCAATGTCATGACCGGTCCCGCAATTCGTATTTGGTTCACAGTGATTCGCCATCCTGCAGTTGTACCCACAGTTGAAATCCATGTTCCTTGGAAAGTTGTATTTCCAATAACATCATATAAACCATCCGGAGCAACAGTTGCATTATTCCAGATAACTAAGTTATCCGACATATTAACAACTGGATTTCCAGAAACATTTCGCGAAAAACCGGCCAATACAAAGCTTGATACTCTGATAGTATCACCTCTAAAACCATAAGTCACACTCGGTATATATTCCAGATAATTATTCCATGTAAATGGTGAATTCGGCCTTGGAACGGCCAATTTCGGGTTCAAAAACCGTAAGAAAACTAAAACCTCAACAGATCCTGAGACAGTATCCGGAGCAATCAAGCTATTCAGCACATAAACACCAAACGTTCCTAAAGCGTAATTTTGAATAGGGTCTGTAACAGACTCACCCTCATACGTTCTCAAAAATTCGGTTTGCGCATTGAATGGAATTACTTCAGTGTGTACATAATTCGTACTCTCATCATTCGGCGCAAAGTTCATGTTCGAAGAATAGTTCACATTTCTCGATCCAAGTACTAATCCGGGAGCTCCATAAGCCATAAGAGCTTGCAAACGAACGGAGTGAAACTTAGTTTGTACTGCTACAAACGTCAATTCCACATCGCACCTCCAGAACATAAATTGATTTAAAACTGCAATGTTGATTGGAATATTATTCCCTTCAGCAATACCACATCGTGTATTCAAAGTAATTTTATAAAGTTCAGTACCCACTGGGGTATCTCTATCTATAGAAAATTTCGTCAACAATGTTTGGTGTGCAAGTAATGTTTCAAATTTAGTTTCAGCAGGATTGAATAAATCCATCTGTTGGCGAGCCAAAGTGGCAGGCTTCAGTTGTAAATCAGTGGTCGGTCTCACACCGTGTGAGGCAGCCATGGAAGAAAAGTGTTGTACCATGGGTAATGCACCAGAAGCCAAAGGAGGATTATCCAATGGCATTGGAATTTTAACATCAGCAGAAAGGTCTTGATGGGCTTCTGCAGCCGCATTATTAGATATACCTTCAATAGGCATATCACCTCCCGCATTCCAATAGTTGCTTATACTCGTGGATGACACATTTCCTTGGGCCTCAAACGGTCCATCAAAGGAAACCATTTCTGGAATTGATTCTAAGCCTGTTACAGTATAGAACTTATTCCTTCCTGGTTCCGCATCCAACGGTCTCGGTATTGTAAACTTAGAGCCAGGGAAAGCTGAGTAAACAGTCAGGGTCACTTCATTGTTATCTACTGCAGAAAGTGCAGATAGTGGTGTCACATAAAGTGTCCCTAAAGACTCAGTCCCCCTCGCAATGGTATTCATAACCGAGCGTAAGTAAAGATATGGGATCGTTAGAGTGTATGTTGAACTCTGATCGGGTTGAATCTTGACATGTGAACATGTTGTAATGTTCGCTAATTCAACTGGATACGCTGCTAATGGCACAAAATATGCCACCAACAAACCTTGTTGAAAAGGTGTTGCGTTTATTTGGAAAGATATTTCGATATCTCCCTTCCAGTATACAAAGCGATCAAAACCCATGTTTTGCACATTATCAGGTTCTCCAAGTGATAATAATTCAAAAGGCAGATCCGTGCTAAAGATCGGCACTCCAGGAATATCAGCAGTTGTCCAATCAAATTGTCCTCTAAACACTCTCGATTCCGTGCCAAAGTCAATACCCATCGACGTTTCATTCACAGCTTTATTAGCCATAAATTCTGGTTGATGGGCATTAAGTCTAACACCATCCACAAGCTTGTGCTCATTCAGCTTTGCCAAAGAGTTAGCAGGTGGGCCTTGGGCGAAAAATCCAAAAGGAAAATCCTCTCCTGATGCAGCTGTTCTACTAGCGACAGCTCGTTGCATTTCACTGCATACGGGCATATCAATAGTTTCCAGATCAACTTCAAACAATGCCTTGTTGATTGCATCACAGAACCATCCATAATAGTCTTCTCCCCAAATACTAGCCAATTCCATCGCCATTCTACATTCATCACGTATCGTTTTGTTTCGGTTTCGTGTCCAGTGTATCATTTCTTGCAAAGTCTTCTTCTTCAAAGCTCCACAATATTTCCCATTGATAAGTACAGGGTGTGCACCTAAAAATGTAACATCTTCGAATTTTCTAAATTCATCCTTAAGTTCTTCATCTTTCGAGTCAGAGGTGTAGGTATGTCCAAGTTCTTTATAAGTATCTCGGATTTTAAAGGGTGTCATATTGTCTTTAACTTCATCACTGAAGTTATAGACATGATCATCCCCTCCCACTTTCGCTCTGGCATGTTCGTCAAAAACCTTAGTCGGATTCCTTTTTGCAAAGATATACCTGATATGGTTCTCATGTGTAATATTATTCATAATCGTTGTCAAAAACAATCCCGAAAAATATGTCACAAGAAAATAAATCAGTTTATCGGAAAATTGTGCAGGTGAGAAGTTCTGTTGTAAATAGAAACTTTGCAATCCCGCTTCGGTTGTCAAGTCTTGTCCAAGCCGTTCGAAGACCCAATACCCCCATTTCAAGACAGGTCGCATCTGATGTTTATCCCATTCATCTACATCACCAGCAACAAAATTTTTGTTACCAACTTCAGATAAATATTCATAAATCATATGCATGTCATGGGAGTACTGATTCATTCCAACAGCACAGGGTGTGTCCTCAAAAGAGGCATTAAATGCCGCCAATACAGAGCCAAATACCATACGATAAGCCACGTTAGAGATCAAATCTCCAGCGTAGATTATACGAGTTTTCACTTTCAGTATTTTTGAATCAGAAACTAATTCATCTTTCAAATAGGCTATAAATCGACGTTCATGTATACCATCTTTTTCCATCCTCTCAACGTATTCTTCACACATCAATCGGAAATTAGGGTCATACCATAGTTCTCCATTCGGTCCAAATTCAAAAAATTGTCGTTTTCCAGGTTTTGTCGTAGTTTTACATAAAGGATATCCAGCTGATGTTCTTATTTTCATAGAACATAACTTACCAGGAATTCCTTGCAAAGCTTCCTCAAACGTCAATCTTCTTTTTCCAATCGGCCAAACCAACTTTCGACGATAATTTTCAAGTGTGGCTTCCGCACACGACTTAAGCAATTCTTCATCAATTGTTGATTCATCATGATTCACTTCCAATGCAATATTCAAGGCTTTCACCATTGGATCTATTCCATTAGCTCGTGGATCAGTTCGGCTCATTATCGGTTTATTCTTCAATGCAGGCCAGGGCAGATGCTCTGATAAAATTGATTTCCTTATCTTAGAAACCCTATTAACATGGATAATTTCATCCATAGGAATCTCCACAATCTTTTTCAAGTTGGGAGCTTCAGTTAATATTTCGGGTCCTTCAGCAGAGAAATCAGCTTCACAGTCACCATCAACCTTAATCTTCAAAGCGTCCTCAATATCCTCACGTGTAACAATTACAGCGAGACCAAATGAATCTCCATTTCGTGATCCTCCAGCAACATGCATACCTAGTATTTTACCAGGGTAATGCTGTCCACAGGATACTACAGTCGATCCACAATCTCCCTTCATCGTTGGGTAACGATACATCAGACACTCAGTCATCTCAAATTTCCTTTTATGATACGAATAGTTCTTGTTCTTAGCTTTAGCAACAGTCACATACTTCGGGCTATTATCAATATTGATCGTAGCAGAAGTTGCTTCGAAGCTCTCAAAGTCTTCCAAAGACCAAAACTTCTTCGTTATATCAGGAAATTGAGGTATTTTCTTTGAAATGAAAGTTATGAACAACAAATCATCTTCAACACTCGATTGTGTCATCGAAATATCGAATTTCATTGTATCAGAACTTCCCTTCCATCGAATCTTCATTTCAGTTCCATTTTCAATCAGTTTATCCTCTTCATCCAAAATTGAATGGTAGTAAGTCATAAATGTTTGCGCTTTGATTGGCACAGCATTATGTATCTTTCCATTCAATTCGAAGGTTAAGGATCCACCAGATTGAGCCTGAGCCTTAGTGAAATTCTTTCGTCCCTTCCGGTTATTTCGCGATTCACGGTTTCCCTTGGGAGATTCAGCTCCAAAATTCAATTCAGAGGGGGCATCTTTCTTCATTGTAACAAGCTTCCATACTGCGATAATAATCACATAAATAGAAACCCATTTTGCCATACTCATAAACATAGTTTTCACCTTGTTCTTAGAGTCATACTCCCAATACATCTCAGGCGCTCCATTTCGTTCTTCCTGGGTCATTTCGGTTGTGTCAAAAACTACATAGGGTATATATCCAAAAGATAAATACTTATCCACAATAATTTTAGCCCACAAATCTTCCATTCGTCGTTTAAAATCTGGACCTTCTCCCATAAAGCAAGCTTCATAGTTGTCAGGTAACAAATTCCAATTATGTCCAGTCAATTGTTTTCCGTCATAGTTTGGTCCTCCGTGTAATGAAACAAAAGATTCTTTGGATTTTCTTCCCACACAAGTTGGGCATAAGAATCCATGATCTAGTTCCAAATCTGAATGTTTGTGTGCAAAATGTTTATCGCATCTAAACGTTCTCTTCACCGGTTCTCCAAGCATATTCACCATTTCCTTTCCAAGTGAATCCTTAGCTTTTTCAGTCCACAAACCCATACAGGCATGTCTATGAATCTTCTTAGGATCAACATTAGTATGTGCAACGTCAGAAATAACATCTTTTTGAATCGTAACAACAGGTTCTTCATCAGAACTAGCAGTCATAAACAAATCATCAGTTGATGACGATTCAAATGCAACATTATCAATCTCAAAAGCCTCAATCTTCTTCTTCAAGGAAGCTCGCACAATCCGTCGATCCAACAAAGTTTCCAAGTCAATAGTGTGTGGTAGTTCTTCCAGCATGTTCTTTGCTCTATTCAGTCGTCTTTCAATTCCCTCTCGGGATTTCGTTGCACCTGATTTTGTGTATTTCAGTATCTTATAAATCTCAAATTCTTTGGTTTTTGGTCTTGGTTTCACCCTAACACTCTCGTCCATTCTTTGTGTGGGTGTACCAGGACTTTCAGCCTCAAACTTGAAAAAATCAACAACGCCAGTCTTAGCATCGGATAATAAATCAAATAGTGCTTCTGTCAATCCTTTTGGTTCATTTGGTATTCCTCTCAATTCTCTCATAGCATTTTCAAGCAATTGGGTTGGCGTCAGATCTTCATTAACTTCATTGTTCAATCCCTCTTTAATTCTCCGACACGTTTCACGGTGTTCTGCATATTTCAATCTAAGGAAAGCAACCATATCAGTGTAATTCATTCTAATTCCAACTCGTCCAGCATGTGGCGCACAAGGTAATAATTCAAAGTCCAACCATTCGATATTCTTGATCTGTTCATCAGTCATTTCACTCAATTTTAGTGTATTATCACGTAAATATTGGGCAAATTCAGGCTTAATGTGCAGTTGAATAACATGGTGTCTTCTTCTATACAATGTATGTCTATCATAGTTTGTCACAGTTGAATAAGGTTTGTTATTAATTGAAACAACACCAAGGGGTTCACAACGAGTTCCTTTAATTCCAACAGCAATGTCATCGACACTTGCCAAAGGAGGTTTAAAAACTTTCGTTGATACAATCTCAAGGTATTCCTTCGCATGACGGGATTGATCCTCATGATCTCCAATCAAAAATTCATCAAACAGAATTATCTTCTGATTAATAAATCCAGACCAGAACTCATCATTAATCGGTCGCGTATAAACATCTCTTTCTTCAGTCATAAACAAATCACGCATGAATTTTGAAACAAATAGAGTTTTTCCATATCCGGCAGGAGCCGCAATATGTAGCGAAAATGGGTAATCACGGTAGGATTTCTCCAAATCGTAATTCTCCAACATCGCCAATATCTCCATCATATTCACTAAAATTCTCACAAACACATTTGCAGTTGTAGGGGTCTTAATCTTCGATCTCAATCCCTGAGCTTCGGTTATCAATTCAGTCAGCCATTGTCGGTATTCTTTTGATACAAGCACCTTCGGGATCTTTTTAAGTCGTATCACCGAATTTGCTCTAATCATCCATTCTTCAATCATCAATCGTTCTTTATCTTCTGCGGTTCCAAATTTCGTTTTCAAAGCAGATTGTAAAGCAAGTGGTAACATCAAAAACAGAGATCCCATCAACATCGATCCAGCAATTCCACCAGCAACTAAGCTTGTGAATTCACGGCATCTTTTAGATATTGATGTAAAATCAGTAAATGATAAACCAAGAACTAAACAAATAAGTGTGATGAAACCAGCAATCGGGTCAGATGGGGCCTCAGCCTCGCTATCTCCGTCATCTTCATCATCAGATTTCTTGTCAGATTTTGGTTTAAACCACTTAATCAATGTGTCAATTATTCTTGAAGCAATATTCATCGTAAAAAGCCCTAAAAGCTGAATTATAATAGATAATGCAACAACAGTAACAACAACAATCAAGCCGCCATACATAGTCATATTTTCAGTAATAAAGGTCACAGGGTCAATTATTTTAACAATAATCCTTCGAATCATTTTAAAAACTTTATCCAAAATTTTTCCAATTGTCTCGGAAATAACATTGAATGCAAATTTCATTGATTCGACGATCTTTTCAAAAATTCTTGATACCATATCCTTCACAGATTTCGCAGCAGTTCCAGTTGCACCTTTCACAGCATCAATGATTCGTTGTACGAAATCACCAATTGATTGTGCTTCAAAGTCCAAACCAGTCAAAGTCGATTTTTGTCCAAAATCGTGTGTCATACCATAATGTCCTCTCAGTTCATAAACCAAAGTCAAGAATCTATCACGGGAAATCATTGGGTCACATACAAGTCGTTTGTCCATAGTCGTAAGACTAATAACAGTAACGAAATGCTTGTGATAATGTTCTCCTGCTTCAAATCCATCACGTTGAGTAAATTGTCGTAATCGCAGTTCATAACAAATTGCCAATAAATCATTCAAAGTTTCTTCATCAAAATAGTACTTATCACGCTCGAATTTTAATCCGCACATGCATGCACATTTAATGTAGTCACGTTGTTGATGTTTACAAAAGCGTGGGGAAACGATGTATCGGACTAATCCTGATTTCATCGCCTTCTCATACTCTCGTGTTTCAGCATAAGTCATTTCTTCATCATCATCACTTGAATCATCATTTTCATCTAAAATATTTCGTCCAGATGAATTTTCAAAATTCAAGTTATCATAAGAACAGCTAGCATTACCGGCATGTTCTTCATCAGATTCAATTGGTGTATTTGTTGGAGCTAGAACTTTATAAATTCCATCTTCATCAAAATTAACCTTTGAACCATCTCTCTCAGGCAAGTCAACAGGTGTTGTAAGACTTCTCACTTCTTCATAATAGTCTTCTCCAGTCTCAGCATCAGGAAAATTAACTTCTCTCCAATACTCAGGCTTTCTAACCTTCACTTCATCTTCTCCATTCTTCTCTCTCTCATGCTCATTTTGGGGCCGGGCTACGGCTTCGTTCAATTCTTCATTGATTTGAGACATAATTGGTCAGATTATGTGGTTTATAGGTTTCCCTCGGGACTAGCCAGCGAGCGGGAATAATCTATATCTTCCTAAGCTTTGTTATGGTA